TGATCTAATAAATCCGCTGTATTCTTAGTGCCTAGGTCTTTAAGACTGACACCTAATCTACCTAAGGCTTCTTGTGTTTTATCACTACCTCCTGCGGCTTCTTCTATACTTTTATAAAATTCAGTAACTAACTTACCGGCATTGCCTGCTTCACCACCAGATGCTTGTAAAGCCGCTTGTAATTCAATGATACGACCAACGCTAAGTTCAGTGGCCTTGCTTAGATCACTGATGGCATCTGCGGCACCAATGGCACTACGAGCAAATGCACCAAATGCCGCACCTATCAACGCAGTTTTAAGTCGTGTCATTCCTGTCAGCAACTTATTTGTTTGTGCGGTTAAACCACTAAAAGCTGTGTCAACATCTTTAGTTGCTGATGTAGCATCTTTGGCAAATGATTGTGTAGCACTATCTGCGGCACGAATATTGCGAATATAACCTTGACTATCTAGTTCAAGTGTGACTGCTAAGTTTGCCATTATTTGATCTTCCCTATTAAATTATCTATGCGTTTTTGTAAAAACTTTTCAGTGGGCTCGCTCATACCTTTTGGTGCTTGACGACTATAACCTTCATCCAAGCGTTCAGCATAAGCATAGTTAGCATCAATGGTAGTGCCACGCAGGCGTGTACTGCGACGAGCATTGCCTGTGCGTATAGGTGTGCTGTCAACAAAATAGTCATAGGCTTCTTTAGGTAATGTTTTTGCGACTTTTTCTGCCTCATCAAACATTTTACTTATTTCATTCATATTAAAGTTTAGTGCCATCTTTTTTATTGACCCTTTCCATTGCTGCCATCAAGTCTTCTTGACTGGCTTTAACTGGTGCTTTCTTACCTTCTGCCTGATTCTGAATATAGTTTTGATATCCCAGTGCGGCATCTAATACTACTAAATCAAATGTGGAAGCCTTGGACATTACTTCGCTGGGCAATAAACTATAACGCTTCCCTAGTGCATCTATGCTTAACAGCATACTCATTTCAACGCCTTCGGGATCCAAGTCTTCCTGTGTTACTTTCCCAGTGTTTCTACTACCTTACCTATTACTCTAGTTAAAATATTACTGGGTAATAGATATCCATCCTTGACAATGGGTGTGCCATCTTCATCAAGAATCATTTTGTTTACAATCTCAACCATATCACCAAAGTCTTCACCTTTCATAGTGGCCATCTTTACGAATACATCCATACCTGTGCGGTCGTAGATCCAGAACTCTAAACTCTCACCATATTCTTTAATGGTTTCTTCATCCGTGAGTTCAACTTTGACCAGTTCAGGCTTCTTGCTTAGTTGTGTTAATTTCATTTCATATCCTCATATCTTTGTTTTAAGTAATGAATAGTTGCTAATGCAAATTTCATTCTTACTTCTGCTTGTTCCAAGTCTCTCTTGGCACATCTTAGTTCGGATAAAGCCTTAGCGACTTCACCTTCTATACTGCGAAATATCTCATCTTCAGTTTTGTCATCAAATATCATAATATCTCCTACTTGTTATTTATACAAAGTTTCGCCAAACAAAAAGCACCCGAAGGTGCTTAGTGTCTTCCCATCCCTATGAGAAATTATGCTACTGTGTAGTTACCTGTTACAGTTAATGTAACTGGTGATACCCAGACAGGAGCGTCTGCTGATACAGTTGGAGCCAAGCCAGTAATGTAAGCAACACCTGTTAGGGTTTTGCCTGCTGTGCCTGTGCTTGTATCACCCATATAAAGAGTGAAATCAACTGCTCGTTTGTTTTGACTTAGACCAAAAATACCTTCTTTGATAGCCACATCTGTGCCTGTGCCTGTGCCAAAGAATTTAACTTGATCAAGAACTAAGTTCATATCTAAACTGTTTGTTGCTGTTGTTGGGATCTGTAGTTTTGACTCTGAGTCTAACTGTGTCCAAGTGAATACATCCGTTGCGGCATTTACAGTAATATCTTGTATTGCTGGAACCAACAAGCCGGAAGTGTCACCAGTTACACGAATAGCCAATGTCATTTCTACATTTTCTACGCCTGGTGCTGGAAATATGAAAGCCATATTATTTTTTTCCTTATGCTAAATTTGTGAATCTATACTCGCCTTCATAGATAACTCTATCGTTGTCTATTATGACTGTATAATCAAACTGGCGTTGCCAAACGCCAGTAATGGTAGTGATATCTTTAGCACTACCGAGGATTGTCAATGCTGAATCTAAGTCTTGATTGCGATTTTTTGCGTCCATAGTCAAGAACCATCTTACAGTAGTTACTCTGGCATTGATTGTCAGTGTGCCTAGTGTAGGAAACAATTCGCTTTGTTCAGTATAGGGTTCATCAAGATATACTCTACGAGCATTCTTAAGATACAGTGGATTAGTTCCTTCTTGAAACGGCAGTTCCTGACTTGTCTTGATAGACGCAGTTAGTTGTGCTGTCAAATAAGTTAATAATTCTGTTCTCATCTTGTACGAACTCTATTTACAACTGCGGCCATCTTGTCGCTGGTATCAATCGTTCCATTTTCGCTGAAGTCATACCAGTCACCGGCTTCAATAACTTCGTCAAACAATAGATTATAACTGTCCTTGTAGAACTTAATTTTTGCAAATTCAGCACTGTCAGGATTGCCAAAGTCAGCAACAGTAGGATACACATATTCAAATAATGCAAAATACACATTAAGGTCTATGAACTCCTGCGTTCTGGCTAGGATATAATCTGGATTAACAGCGGGTAATAGGTTTGGATTTATGATCTGTGCCATTCTACGCTGATATTCTCTCCACCATTCAGTGTTTCTTATTTGTGTAAGAATACGCTGACTGGCCTGTTCTAAGTAATCGTTGATCTCGGATTCTGTTAAATCTTCATTTGCCTCAAAAACACGACTATCACGATTAGTGACATCCTCATAAGTCGCAAAACTTACGAATGTTTTATAACTGTATATAAATGCTCTATTCATTGTGATAGTCCTTTAGATTAATTTAGCAATTAAGGGTTAATGCTTGAGTTGTTGTTCAAACTACGACCATAATCGGCCATTAAAACACCTGTGCCATAGTATGCTGAACATACAATGTCATCACCCAAGAAACTAGCACGACGCTGTGTTTCAATAGCGATATCACCAATCATGCCCAAGCCGATAGCATCACGCTGGAAAATAGCACCAATGTAGTTGCCTGCTAAACCTGAGTTAGCCATGTTAGAAGTTTGATAAACTGGGATACCAGCCAATAAACCTACAAAGCCTGTTCTCATCGCTTCATTAGCATTGTCGCCATAAGCACCTGCTGTGAATGGAGTGTTACCTTGTGTTGTCAAAGCACTCTTCAAATCAAACGCTACTTCAGGGTGAATAACACAGACCATGCCGTCCATTGGAACTGCATCAGCTTGTAGTTTTGCCACTGCTGTGAAGATTTGTGCGGCTGTGATAACAGTTGTGCCAGCAGTAGGTGCTGTGAAACTGCTGAACAATGCTGTTAAGTCTGTGTCCATTTTGCGAGCAACTGCTTCACCGAACAAGCGACCTAAGTCAGCAACAACATTACTTGCGGCTGATGTGCGAGCCAAGTCAGTTAGCAATGTGCGGATAGCAACTGGGCTAACTGTCAATAGTGCTGTGTTTGTGCTTACTGCGTCGTTGTCTACTTCATTACCTTCTGTAACTGCTTTAGCAGTTTGTCTTGGGTAAATTGGAACATTTACATTTTTACCTTGACCTGGACTCAAAGTATAATTTTTTACCAGACCACGCATGATACTGCGCTCTGATGCAACGAACATTGCTTCCTGAATAATTTCAGGCAAAAGATCGTTGAGTGTGGTTGTGGTACTTCCGGCCATAATATAATTCTCCTTAAATGAATTTTAGGCTAATCCCGCTGTCTTACGATAGTCGGAATATATTTTTCTATGTTCAGGATTTTTCATATCCAGTTTAGCGATATCAACTTTCTTAGTAGTATTGCCTGTGACATTGCTTTTAGTATTAGTTGTGGCAGGTGCTGCCGACACAAAATGCGGATTGCTTTGCAGCCATGACTGAACAAAACTATCCACACTTACGGGTTTACCGCTGTCATCATAGCGAACAACACCCTTTTCATCTAATACTTCAACTTCACCTTCCGGACTAAGTCTAACTTGATTACGAATCAATGCTTTAACTTGGTCTGGATTAACAGCACGATAACGAGCTGCCGCATCTACTATAGGAGTTTCTACTTTGAAACTTTCTATTACTCTATCCCTCTTTTGAATTTCTGCATCCTTCTTGGCTGCTAATTCTTGAATAACACGATCAAACTCTCCACGCTTTAGTTGTTGTTCTTGTTGAATCTTTTGATGCTGACTAACGATTTCTCGTAGTTGCTCTGGATCTCCAAGTTCTTCATACTTGCTGACATATTTCTTTTCTAGTTGACTTTTGGTCTTTGCTAGAATAGCATTTACTTCTGCCTGCGTAAAAGTTTTTTCTGTTGCCTGATCATTTTGAGAGATATCAGTGTTCTCTGTTGCCGATGTTTCTTGTTGGGTCATCGTAGTCCTCGCCTCTTTAAGAGTTAATGTTTTAGGAAGATAATTCTTCCTGTAGTATATTTATATAAAATTATTCAATATTGTCTAAGATATTTTTAGCCCAGGTTAGTCCAGCAGGTCCGCCCCATAATAGATAAGCCTGTGTACCTGGAGTATTCTCTCCTGGTTTGTAATATACTGCCGCACGACTTAAAAAACTAAATGTTCTTTTAACAACATCTAAACTAACCTGCTGTCTATTTGCAAATTGATTTGCACGAGCAAGTCCCACAGCAGTGCCACCACGGTTGCTGGGTGTAGATTCTTCACGCAGTTTCAATCCGCGTTTAGCGGCTATGGCCATTTGTGCTGTGGGCGTGTATGTTGCCATTATTCTGCCATTGGTTCCCAGGCAGCGCACCACCAGGTTGCTTTAACTGGCGCATTGTTCCAGCGTGTGCATAATCCTTCTAGATAGTATCCACAGTTCTTACAGTTCTCTTCACCAGTTGCAGGCTCATATGCCGCTGGTAAGTCTGGACTAATTGCTGTGCCATCTTCATAAGTTCTTGTTATTTCTTCTTCGTCTGGACTTGGTACGCCTTGTTGTTCAGCTAGTTCTTCAGCAAGTTCGTGCTCTGGCATTTCAATGTCTAATGCGTCCATAACTTCATTTTCAATCAATGCTCGCTTTACTGGATCTTGAACAATCTCACTGGCAGTCTTTAATTGACTTAGTTCATTGTCAGTGTTATGTAGCGCAAAGTTGTCAGGATATTCAATCTCGCCATCCCAAGTTGCACCCATATATGTGTAAATGATCTGCCAGATATTTTCCTCAGCGAGTTCCAAATTGTCGGCGATGTTACTTAGGCGTGCGTTAAGTAAAGTGAATTCAGTTTGAATTGCGATACCTGACATCTCTTTAGTTTCTGTTGCACGAACACTACCAACATTACCCATTGAATCAATCATCTTTTTTCTGTTGTTGATTGAGTTGTAAATCTTATCAATCTGTCCACCTTCAAACTGTAGCACATATGGCTTTAAGTTTGGATCCAAGTTCTCTTCCATAGTGATAACTTGTCCAGCAGCCGCACCTTGTGCGTTTGTGCCTGCTGTGGCAACCAAGCTGGGGTGTGTATCTAATCTAATACTGTCATAGACTTCACTTAGTTCATTGTAGATCATACGCTGTTGATCCGCGATGTCATCAACTAAACTATTGCCTAATCCTCGCACAGGACTGCGTTCAGCATAAGCACAGACGAAAGGTAGATAACCTAGACCGTTTGTTTCCACAGTCATATCGTTGACACGCTCTTGTTGCGTGTCTAAGTTATAAGTTGTGATAGTGTCATAGGTCCATTCTTTGACAACAGTTTCAGTGCCGTTGACTTCTTCTACATACTTGATATATTCTAATTGGTAACCGCCATTAGGCTGACGGGCCCAACGCCAATCTGTGACTGCTAGTGGATTATACATTGACAAGTATGGGCGGGCATTCATAGCCTGTTCATCTGCCATAGTAATCGCACCTACATCAGGTTTGGCTACGCAGATCCACATATGACCAAATACACTACTCCAAGTTGCTACTTCTTTCATAAACGCATCCATACTGCGTCCATCTAAGTCAGCATCTTCTAGAATGTCTTCAATGGTAAAGTTGTTTTCTAAACTACCAAACTCTCTATGTGGTTTCTCTCTAAACAAGAAACTGATATACAATGAAATTAAACTGCGACATTGATTGTCTAATGGAGTGTTGTTTAATCTTACAGCGTATTGTGTGTCCGACTCTAAGGCATAACGCTGTAGGTAAGCACCTTCTCTGTATGCTTGCCCGCCAGTATATGAATCAAGTAAGAACTTCCAGCGTAGTTGATTACGGCTGTAAGTTGTGTTACCAGCAGTTGCCTGTAGATAGGCATTTTGAAATGTTAAGAGTTCCGCCATATTTTAGGCTCCAATATTAGTAATGTATTTATGCCAACTGGTGGCCGAATGCTCTAGGAGCAACTCGTTGTTGTGGTTTCTGTATAGGATATAAGAATTCAATCAAATATCCTAAACTATCACAAGCATGATCCCATCCATCTTTTTGCGGGACCATTGTTTCTGGTTTGTAACTCCAGTTTCTTAAACTTTTAATAGTATGTTTACACTTAGGATCTATCTTAAATCTAGTAGTGCTATCTTCACGCTTAAAGAATAAACTATTACAAGCATTAATTCTATCTTTAACTAATGGATGACTACGATGATATCTTGTAGTGAATCCAGCCATCTCTAAAATCTTAATATCTGTATTGCCATTAGCACTTGTTTTTCTCTGTTGGCCCGCAGGATCCGGCATCACAGTAATAGGATTCTTTGGATATCTATTTCTAAGTTCATCGCAGAACTCATTAGTGTTACTGTTCTCTAGAATAATCTCATCAAATATTTCAATACCTTTACTGGTATTGCGACCTACTTGAGCACATAGAGGCGTGACATTAAAGTCCAATCCTACTACCAATGTTTCATATTCATTAGGCTTAACTATTTCTGTAATGTTATGTTCACCAAACTCATACATAATAACGCCAGCAAATTGTTCCCAACTTGCAAGATATTCTTGTGCAAATACTTTTGGACTTAGATCCTGTTTGGCTTGCTCAATCTCTTCAGCATCAACAAATCCACCATCAATAGTTGTGTATGAAAAACTCATCCAACCCTTTTTAGTTAGATAGTTATCATATAAGTCTCGGGCGGTTTGATTACCTGCTTTCGGCGTGCCGATGAATAATGCGTGTCCTTTTTTATCACTTAAGGATGCACGAATGATTTGATTCCATATAATGTCTAAATCAATGTCAGCAAATTCGTCAATGACGATAAAATTCAATGATTCTCCACGCAGATTGTCACCTTGCTCTGCACTCTTTAAACATATCTTTGAATTATTTACGAGACTGATAGTAAGTTCGCTTTCATTTGTATCTTTAATCCAGCGTAGACTTCTAAGTTTATTTTTTAATTTGTCCCATACAAGACTTTTTGCTTGTTGTCTACTGTTAGTCAAATACCATACTACACTATTAGGTTGGCTGGCATAACGGCATAATTCTCTCATGCTTAAAAAAGTTTTTCCACCACGACGACCTGCAACTACTACACGGAATCTAATTGGACATTCTGCTATAAGTTGTTGTGGCTTACTCAGTGGCATCTATGTCATTAAGTTCTTGTTTAAGATTGTCTTTAATCTCATCAATATCTTCGTCATCAAATACTTGATCAGTATTTTCATCTGTCCAAGGTAATGGTTTAGTATCAACTGTGTTTGTAGGATTGTCAGATTGTAATAAAATATTCTTGCCTAACCAAATAAGCAATGTAGGATTACCGCTGAGAGCAGTTTGAAGTTGTGCTCTGCGTAATGTCTGCTTTAAGCAACCGCGTCCTTTTATTAGATAATCACTAAAGTTATAGCGTAATGTTGATTCTGTGACGCCAAACCATTCAGCAATGTCTCGGTCACTACAACCAATTTGTGCAAGGTCTTCAACTTCTTGTGGAGGCACAACTGCTTTGTTGCGTCCGACAATCATGCCAGATACAATCTTTTCACCCCATTGTGGACCTGCTTTACCCTGTGACATTATGCAAATTCCTTGAGTAATTTTTCGTGCAAGGGACCCATTGCTGTTCCCTGATATTTTAATACTGCACTCATTCTATCTTTTAATGTTGTCCATTGACTGAACACTAATACTGTGGCACCTTTTGCACCCACAGTAAATCCGTGTTGTTCGCCAGGAGGTAATTCTTTACCAACATAGTTTATATCTTTATTACAGTAAGTGTATTCTAAACTATTGTTTCTCTTTGCTGTTAATTCACCAGCTTGATACACAGTTAAACTGCTGAATGGATGACTGTGTTGTGGTGTTGTTGTATTGGGAAATAAATGATATTGTTCAACCATAAAGTATCCGTTGGCAAATATTATTGTGCTACTTGTTGAATCTGTGACCATGACTTGCCCAGAGAATTCATTTACATTGGGTTTAATCTCTCCACTGAGAAATAACTTGGCAAAGTGTTCTAAATATGTCATTGGAATATCGCAGTCAATATTTTATACAGT